AGGAAAGTGATTCGTTATGAATTCTCAATTGAAAACTTTTATGGAAACCGTGTGGACTGCTACACAAATCATGGGGAATCCTGTGGTAGATCGTCGTGTCTGTTATGGTGGAACTCCAGACATTCAGTTCACTGTCGAACTTTCCGATGGTGAATTGAATTTTGTTTCTGCTTTTGATATGTTCGAAAGTGGGGTGGAGTTCTCATGACACATAAATATAGAGAGCGACACGGCGGCCCTTATGATCGTGGGAGTGCGGATAGTTACTATCTTAGGACTCCTGACCCACATTATTATGTTGGTTCTACATATCAATCTGAACGCATCGGCGTTGAAGATATGAATGAAGATGAAATTGCTGATTACTGGGCTGGTTATGAACAAAATGAAGACGGTGGTTTTCATAAGGAGTATTAATGGCTTGGATTTTACAGAAAAGAATTAATAACGGTGAGTGGAACAGCACTCAAACTTTCATACTTAAATCAGATGCTGAGAAAGCACTCTGGAGAGAAGAAGAACTTTCCGAAACATCATCCGCAGCGATGCGTGGTGATTTAACTTTCTATCGTTTGATCGAAAGTAAGGAATAAATATTAGGAGATTATGATGGATGGACAATTAGATTTTGACACATACTTAAAAGAAAGAATGTATGACGCAGAGCATAAGCTAAAATACTCTGAAGAAATACTAACCAAAGTTGGGTTGGATATGAAACAGCTTTTGCAAGCAGATTTTTTAACACCATATGATAGAGAACGGTGTCATAATTTGATTGCAGACATAGATTCATATTTTAACGATGAATGATTATGTTATAATTGGTATTTCAGTACTGGTTTTGACAGTTTTTATATTCGGTATTGAATTTTTGGATGTTTGGTTACACAATAGAAAAAATAGAAAGAGAAATAATGATTGATTATACTACAGCTGGTTTTTTTGGAACCTTTTTGTTAGTCGCCCTATACTTTAGTGGTAAAAAATCACAAACAGAAGGGTATAGGCAGGGTGTCGAAGATGCACTAACTAGTGTTGAAGAGGCATTAAATCATGATAAAGAAACAATAGATGGCCTATATGAAAAAATGGCCAAAAATCATGGTATTAGGATCACAATTACCGAAGAATAGACTTGACATTGTGATTAAAATATCGTAAACTATATACGAATCGTAATTATAGGTGAATAAATGGTTGACTTTGAATTTCTAGACATTTCTGGTTCTGGAAAAAATAGAAGAAAACTCGCTGCAAAGGTATGTTCCTTTGTAAAGTCTCAAATATTTCCTAAAACTCAGAGAGTTTTACTAAATGTTGAGCTAATTCAAAACTTATCAGGAAAAGAAGGTGTACTTGGCGATTGTCTTGATGAAGATGATCGGGAGTTCACTGTGCGTGTCGATAGTTTACAGAACGATACAGCTTTTATAAAAACATTGTGCCACGAATTGGTGCATGTTAAACAGTACGCAAAGAACGAATTGCGTCAATCGCGATCAGATCGAATGAGTTTCAAAGATAAAACCTTCTCAACCGATACTGATTACATGAAACGTCCACATGAAAAGGAGGCATACGAATTAGAAGACGTTCTTGCGTCACAATTTTTACAAATAAATGGAGAATAATATGTCTAGAATAGGAAGTTATGTAGTAGAACTACAAGAAAAAGGCCTTTGGGAATTTGATGAGAACCGAGAGCCTAATTTTGACGAATATTACGAAGAACAATTTAATAGATTCGACCATTGTGTTACTGATATTATGGAAAATGGCCAGAATACTTGGAGACAGGCAGTTAGAAAATTATATCAGCAAGAAGAAGACGATTATGAAATGTTTGATTTGACAGCAGACGCATATTGTTATCAAAAATTAGAACATTGGTTATATAAATGGGATTTAGCAGCAGAAAAAATTGAAGAAATCTGCAATAAATTCTTTTTTAGCCCTTGACAAATAGAGAATCATACACTATACTGTATGAGTAACGTGAAAAAAACTGAGGAACTTTATATTATGGCTTATATTTCGCAAAAGATGAAAAAAGAACTTGCTCCCGCTATCAAATCGGTGTTGCAAAAGTTCGGTGTGAAGGGTTCAATTGCTATTAACAATCACTCTTCTCTCGTTGTGAACATCAAAGAAGGTGTCTTTGATTTTATTGGTATCGCCAATGAGAAAAACAAAGAAATCTCTGAACGGCGGGGTACATCTTACTACGCGAATGAAGGATATATTCAAGTTAACACTTATTATCCTGAGACATACGGTGAAGCTTCTCAGTTTTTTGAAGAACTGGTTGCTGCAATGAAAGGTACAATATGGTATAATAACACTAACGCACAAATTGATTATTTTGATACTGCGTATTATATCGATATTAACGTTGGTAAATGGAACAAACCTTATGTTTGTACTGCAACACAAGAAATGGAGGCCGCATAATGTGGTATGTTGAACGAATAGTAAATTGGCAAACTCAAGAAAAAGAAATGTGGGTGGGATTGACGCAGGAGCAATCTCGTTCATTACATTCTGAGTTATCTCAAGAACATTTTTCTGGCAATTCTACTGCAATGATTCGGTCTGGAAAAATGGATACTGGATAATGAACCGAATACAAGCAAAAATTTTACCATTGATGGATCAAATTCAATGGATGATGGAAAACAATGAGCATTTAAAGGAACCTGACAAGGTTTTTTCTCTTATGGATAGTGTTAGCATATATTTTGCACATATGAGCGACGAAGATCGTGATTATTTACATGCTGTTCAAGATGTGGTCGAGGAAGGCCGGATATGGAACAAAAATATTTAGTGGATTTATTAGAAATTCGTAGCAATTTCTTAAAATTCTATAGAAAAAGTGAAACGCCTGATATACATATAGATATGTCGTTTTTTAAATTGCATAATATGATAACAGAAATAGAAAAGGAGTTCGAAGATGGCAGAAGATCGAGTATCAATGAGAGTTGGTGAATTGTATTCTAGAGGATTAGAATATAATGAGGCCCAAGTTCAATTTTTGAGTGAGTTTTCTACACCAAACTCAGAAGAAAATCAAGAACTTTTTGATAAAGCATGGAGCAATTATGAACATATGCGCTTTTCTGCCTTACAATTTATGAAGGGTTAATCTTTTGAGTATTGAATATCAAGAAGATGGAATTTATAACGTTTCTGTAGATACTAATACAGGAACTGTTATTGTTGGAAATGAAAATTATATTGAAAACGATCCAAAACTGGCCAGATTATTTGAACTAGCATATATAATGGGCCGGGATCATAAAAAAAGACAAATTGCTAAAGCTTTAAGTGGATAAAAACTATTGACGAATCATATTTTATATGATAGATTATATTAAGTAAGAAACAAAACTCCACTTAGCTCAGCTGGATAGAGCAAGTGCCTTCTAAGCACTAGGTCAGAGGTTCGAATCCTCTAGTGGAGGCCAATTAGGAAAGGATGAAAATGAAAACGCTACCGACTAATGGAATGCCATTTGATATGCATCAAAAAATACAAGCGCAAATTTATGGACATCCTAATGTCTATCCAAATAGTGAGCATATTATGCCTCCTATGGAAAAGGAACGTATTCGTGTTGTTGAAGCATCTACACGTACTGATCTTAAACTGCAACAAACTCGACAAGTTGAAGAACGTATGAAAGAAATTCAATCGTTGAGAGAACAAGCAATGGCAAGATATGATGCTTATGGAACTAGTGTTCCAGCTGCCTATACGGAAGGTGAATTTGTAGATATAGAAGTTTAATGCGGATGTCGTATAATGGTAATACCTTAGATTTCCAATCTAAAGCCGAGAGTTCGATTCTCTCCATCCGCTCCAAATAAAAAATCCAAACTCGACGGAGTAGGGATTGTAGTGCAAGGAAATGGGGGTAATACAGCCCCTAACTTGGCTCATAGTTGTAGTGACACTGGTAGACTCTGGAGACAGGGAGTGCTAGATTTCAAACCTAACTAGTTTGATATGAGGCTTTTCAGATAGTTTGATAGAGGATGTATCATTCTGGAATTGTGGGTATTCCTAAATCCCACCTACACATTAATAAAGGTCAAGTGTTGTTACCTTGCAATGTCGCAGAAGACACACAAAAGGGTCACTGAACTTAATAAGTGCGCGTGGGATCATGGTTAATCCCACAACCAATAAAATGAGGATATATTATGCGTAGAGGAAGCAAACCTGAAGCAGAAGACTATATAAAGGTAAGATTAGAGTTTCTTCACGAAGAAAAGAAAAAGAATGATAATCAAACTGCACATTTAGTTTTAGATAAAGCAATTTATGAATTAAATGTTGTTCTCGATCTTTTAACAAGAAACGGAGTTTAGCGCAGTCTGGTAGCGCATCTGCTTTGGGAGCAGAGGGTCAGAGGTTCGAATCCTCTAACTCCGACCAAAAACATTCCGGCGTAGCTCAGTGGTAGAGCAGTTGACTGTTAATCAATTGGTCGTAGGTTCGACCCCTACCGCCGGAGCCAAGAAAGAAAAAGATGTATAAACCTTTACCAGACTTTTTAACAATTCATAATTCTGATATTGAAGGACTAGGACTGTTTGCATGTAAACCAATTGCAAAGGGTACTGAATTAGGTATGTCTCACTTTCATTGGGGGGAAGAACTAATACGAACCCCTATAGGCGCATTCTACAACCATTCTAGCGAACCTAACATAGAAAAGGTTAGAAGAGACAGTAGATACTTTATCGTGGCGACCAGAGACATTAGGTCGGGTGAAGAAATAACATGTGAATATACTTTTTATAATATGGAGTAAATAATGAGAAATCAAGTGACAGCAAATAAAGATACATGGAACACTGATAGTGACGGCAACATTCGTTTATCAACTACTAAAAATTTTAAAGAAATGGGAATTCAACAAGCAGACACTTTTGCTGCAATGGAAATTGATGGTAGTGTAGTACTGGTTAAAATTGAGATGACACTTAAATAGGCCCGTCTAGCTCAGTTGGTAGAGCAACTGATTTGTAATCAGTAGGTCGGGAGTTCAAGTCTCTCGACGGGCACCATTTAATATTGGAATTGTAATGACCGAAAAAGAAAAAAAATTAATTTTGCTTACTGACTATATTGAACAAAAAGTCAGAAAAGAAAAAGAATTGGAATATTACTTAAAACAACTTGACAAGTTGAAACAAAAAGTATACTATCTGAATCAAGAAATAAATCTTACTAATTTAATAATTGATATGGTTAACAACGAAAGTGTTGTTGATATTCGTGAACAGTTGTTGGACAAACAGCAACAAAATCTGTTAGGAAGAAAAAAAGATGACTCAGAAACCTAAACGAAAACGCAGAACTAAAGCAGAAATGGAAGCCGCTCGAGCAGCGACACCAAAGTTTCGTGATATCTTTGACCATTTGGAAGAAGACACGCCAAAAAAATCTCCAGTGAAGAAGAAACGCGAGCGCAGAACAAAGGCACAAATTGAGGCCGATAAGAAAAAGGCGCTGGAACAGGAAGATGAAAAGTGGACTATTCCACAGAATAAAACTGTGTATTATGACCGCCCACCCAAAACCAAGGCCGCACAACCAGTTTTAAAAAAATATCCAAAACCAACACCCAAGGCAAAGTTTGATGATTCTTTAATTTATGAAAAATTAGAATTTCCTGGCGATATGATATATGCAAAGGCAAAAACCAAAGCAGAAAACTTTCATTTGATGTATTGGAATTCTATTGACAAAGACTGGAATATATTGTATAATGGACGTTACAATGATACACCCAAACATTGGAAACACTTTGAAAAAATTAGAGATGATGTTATAGAAAGTAAAAAGGAAACTAAAGATGTCGGAAAACGAAAACGAAGTAGTAGTGGACGAAGCAAAGCGAAGTCAACTAAAGGAAGATCTGTCAAAAAGAAAGTGCCTTGTAAAGTTTGAAAAGGCTGATGGAACTATTCGTGATATGATGTGTACTACAAATCCACGTATGATTCCATATCCTGATAATCCAACTGAGGCAGAAGGTGATATTCCAAAAGAAAAAGATGATAATCTTATTGTAGTTTGGGATTTAGAAAAAGAAGGATGGCGCTCATTTAGATTTGAACGTCTTCAAAGCTGGGCGAGAGGATTAGGTTAATGGCTGGTAAAAAATCAAGAGATCAATACGTTTCTAAAGGTGAACGTAGAAATGTTGCAAAGTCTGGATGTACTAAACGTGCAAAGGGTACTTTGGAACATGCACTAAGACAGCGCCAAGCGTGGTCAAAAGGTAGGAATGTTGTTTTGACTATCGACAATCCAAACAAGAATGAAACTAATCGTAGAAAGATTAAAATTAATGCTCGTGAAGTCTGGGGCGATCCAAAGAAACAACGTTCATTCATGATGAAGGATGCCTGATGGTAACTTTCAATATCAAAAAACTTCATAAGAATACAGCCTCTCTGTTTGTTGCAGAGAGGCATTATTCTGCTGTTATGCCTAGATTGACTAAACACTATCTTGGGTTTTTTGATAAAGATGTATTAGTTGGTGTGCTGACATTAGGATGGGGAACAAATCCTATGGGAACAATTAAGAAAATGTTTCCAGAATTGACTACAAAAGATTATTTTGAAATTGGCAAAATGTGTATGGACGAATCTATGCCAAGAAATTCAGAGAGTCAGATGTTGTCTCAAACAGTAAAATGGATGAGAGATAATACTCCAGATATAAAATTTCTGTATACTTGGGCAGATGGTATTGTAGGCAAGCCTGGCTATGTCTATCAATCTGCTAATTTTTTACATGGGGGATTTATATGGAGCGATGTATATGTCACTGATAAGGGCGAAAAAGTTCATTTCAGAACTATACAAAGAAAAATGAAAAAGGAAATGGGCCGTGATGATTTGAAGTATGGGCCAAGGCCAAATGATGAAAAAATGGGCGAGTTGGGTTTTTCTAGAGTATGGGGAAAACAATTTAGGTATATCTATCCAATAACCAAAAAAGATAGAAAGTATATGAATAGAAATTCCACTTGTGAATGGGATATGAATTATCCCAAAGATGCCGATCTAGAATGGAAGATCAAACGCCCAGGCGAAACTAGTTATACTATTAGTTCTGAAATGCCTTTTATACATAGTAAGGATGTGGAACACAATAAAAACAATATCGCAAGATATAAAGCAGAAAATAGTTTAGATAATTATTTATAGGAGATGATAATGGATATTGAAGATACCTTTGAAGCAGATTTCGAGTTTTCTTATGTAGAAGGAGAAAATGGTAGAGAAGGAATGCGAGTGAGCATGTCAGTTGATGCTTCTGATATGATCATCGGCGATGTTTTAGAACGAGTTGAACAATTTTTAATTAGTTCTGGTTATGATTTTATTAAGAGAGGAACATTACGATTAGATAATCATAACGGTAAGACATTTTCAAGCGAAGATGTTGGTTGGTTTTCTGGAGAAACAGACTTATTTCCAGAAGATGTTGAGGGCGTAACATCTCTAAAAAAAGTTAGCCAAGAACAAAACGTTTTAAAGAGTGTTTTAGAAGAACTAAAACGGAAAGATAATATTGATATTGCAGAAAGAATGTCTGGTATAGATAGAACTGCAAAGGTAGTTGATCTTGGAAAATATCAAGAAAAGAAAGACGAAGAAGATATCCTATTTGCTATATCTACAGAATACGAACATATAAGCCCCGGCGGGGAAACTCCAAATTGGAATGATTATGATGTTAGTGTTACTATTGAAGATATAAGTATGGATTTTGCAAAACATGAATTAGAAGTTGATGAAGATGATAATATTATAGAAACAGAAAAGGATTAGATATGGCATTTAAATTATCAAATAGATCAAAGGTTAAATTAGAAGGTGTCCATCCAGATATGGTCGCAGTCGTAGAACGTGCTATCGAATTGACTTCGGTTGATTTCGGAGTCACATATGGTGTTCGGACGGTCGAAGAGCAAGAAAAATTAGTAGCATCTGGACGTTCTCAAACTATGAAGTCAAAACACCTTATTCAAGATAGTGGATATTCACATGCAGTTGATGTCGTAGCTTACGATGGATCAGATGTTGTGTGGGAAATTAATGTATACGATAACATCTGCGATGCATTCAAGCAGGCAGCAGAAGAAAAGGGTGTTGCAGTCAAGTGGGGAGCAGCATGGTCAGAAGGTGATATCCGTTCTTATGAGGGTACAGCAGAAGATGCAATGAATGCATATATTGATTTGCGCCGTTCTCAAAATCGCAGACCATTTATTGATGGCCCACACTTCGAACTGATAGTGTGATAAAAATACCATGTGTATTAAAAAGTTGAAAAACTATTGACGCACATGGAAAACTATGTTATAAGTATACTTGTAATTGTTGATACGATTCAACATACATACTGGACTTGGGGGCAGTACCCAACGCCTCCACCATAAATGCACTGCGTCCTGCTGCAACAGGAAGTTTTGCAGAACATAGATGGCCCGAATGGGTAGTCGAAGTTAGTGCATTTATGATGGGGGCGAACTAGGATCGACAGGTGTGTAGAGATGAGAGTAGATTACCGTGTTGGCCTACGTTATTCAGCCACAAACTACAAATGCAAACGATAATTTTGCACCATCTGAGTTTGCTCTAGCAGCATAACCACAGGGGGTTGGTCACTCACCTAGCAACAGAAGTAGTGACATTTTAATTTATAAGAATTTTAACAAAGGAAATACAGAAATGAAAACTCTTATTACAGCAAGTGTTGTTGCACTTGGTTTGGCAAGTTCGGCCGCAGCGATTGAATTAGGAAATGGTCTATCATTAGACAGTGAATTTAAAGCAGAAAGAAACATGGAAACAGAAACAAATGCTTTGACATTTGAAACTGATTTGACATGGGATTTTGGTATTGCTAACGTAGAAGTTGGCCCAAATATTATGGATCTAGAAGATATTGAATTTACAGGTATGGAATATCAAGTAACACTACCAGTAACTTCAGTAACTGGCTTGGAAGTATATACAAAAACCACTACAGACGATGAGTGGGGAATGGGTGATATTAGCATTGGTGCATCATTCAGCTTCTAAATAGTTGTAGGGTTGCTCCTTAATCAGCACGCTTCCCCCCATGGTTAGGGGGAATTTACACAAACACACAGGAGAAAAATATGATTAATGATTGGACAACAAACTACTGGATTGACCATATCCAGACTACAAAGAAAACAATGGTTGACACTTTAGTAAAAGACGAAACTTTGTCTGCGCCACTAAAGGCCTTTATTGAAGCCCAAACAACATTCACAAAAATTGCAGTAAAATCTATGAATGATTTTGCAAATGCAACTGGTGATGCGTTTGTGAAGGGAATGAAATAATGTCTAATAAGAACCCATTTGAAATAAGAGCAGATATGCTTAAACTTGCTAAAGACTATATGGATAGTCAATATCATATGAATGTTCAGTTGATGAACGATATGTACGAGCAGGGTAATAAAACTTATGAAGAAGTCCAAGATGCATATAAAATGTACTCTATGGAAGAACTTATGGTTAAGGCTAAAGAATTGTATTCTTTTGTTTCTAATAAAGATTAAAACTAGCGTGAAACACGGATGTTAGGTATTAATGTTTCATATATATTAGTATCGTTATGTATTTCTATATTGAGTAATCAAAAACGGAAAAGTATATTTGAATATAAATTTATGCCTAACATCTATAATAGTGAAATGAGGTTATAATGCCACTATACACATTTAGATGTACAAATTGCAATCACGAATATGAACATTCGTGTAAAATTTCTGAAAGAGATGAGGTCCTACAAGGTTCTTGTCCACAATGCTCTCAACCCAAAAAATTAAAACAGATTATCACCAAAGCTCCTATGGTTGCTGATCCTGTCGCCATGGGCGTCACGAAAGTTCCCCTAGAGTTCAAAGAAAAGGTTTTGGATAAAGCCTTCGATAAATCTATGGGTAAAACATATAATGAAACTAAGTTTACAAGAGAGGTCGGTTCGTAAATAGGTATAAGTTCACATGTCTTTTCCCCTAACAGAGTAAGGAGTCTGGCGTGAGCAAAAGATCCAAAAAAAGTAAAATTAATAGAAATAAAAGATTCATCGGTTTAGATAACAGGAGTTCAGATTTAAAAAGAATTTATCCGGCAACACCATCTCAACAAGAAGTATTTAACGCTTTTGAAGATGGCCACCACCTATTTCTACATGGAGTAGCAGGAACAGGAAAAACATTCGTTTCGCTGTATCTTGCGCTGAGAGAATTAATGTCTTCCAGATCTATGTACAGAGAAATACAAATTATAAGAAGTGTAGTTCCTACTAGAGATATGGGATTTTTGCCTGGCACCGAAAAACAAAAAATAGAATCATATGAAGCACCATATAAGACAATAGTTAATGAATTATTAGAATGTGGCACTGCATATGAAAGTCTAAGAAAGAATAACTTAATTAACTTTACTTCAACATCTTTTATACGAGGACAAACTTTTTACGATAGTATAATCATAGTAGATGAATGTCAAAATATGAATTTTCACGAATTGGATTCAGTGATAACCAGAATGGGAGAAAACTGTTTAATATTATTCTGTGGAGATTTCAGACAGTCTGATTTCAGATGGAAAGACGAAAAAGACGGCGTTTTAGATTTTATGAAAATTATTAAAAATATGCCACAATTCGCATTCATTGAATTTGGCCAAGATGATATTGTCAGAAGTGCTTTGGTTAAAGACTATATAATCAACAAGTTGGAATTAGGAATAGCTTAATGGAAACAAATGTCGTAATAGATGCAACAGAATTATTTGGTGCAAAGAAAGAAAGTGGACATATTGATCTTGATTCTATCAATGATTATTTGGCCAATGGTTCTGAGACTGAACAAATCTGTCATCATGTTATGATTGATGTTATTGATAAACTTACGAATGATTATGAGTTTCCTTTATCTACAGATGAAGGCCTACATGAGGAAATGGCCTTTATGAATATGGTTTTGGAAGCAATTGTGGATAGACAATTAGGAATTGATAATCCATTTTCAGAAGATATGTTTCAATACATAAAACTTCTGAAAATGGGTTTCAAGGAAGAAGAATGATATGAGTTTCTCGGCGCACTTGGAATATATTTTTCATATTACTTGTGCCCAGTGTAAGTGTTACTTCACTTATGCAGTAATGAGAAGTAATTTTAAAATTGATCGGGGCAATTGGTATTGCCCGAAATGTGGACAGAAAGGAAGAGTTGAGCTGGAGGATGAGGTTTAACTTAAAATAGGAATTAAAAATGTTTAATCATGTAGATGTTTCATAGAAGGAAGATTAGATGCAGAGAAATAGTAGACTGCCAAGAAAACCTATGAACTCTGGTGATGAGTGGGATGTGTTAACTGATGCGCGTGAGTTCTACTGTTATACACAAAGATCTAAAGTTTGCAAAAAGATCAAGAAAGCGTATAACAAAAAAGAACGCAAATGGTTAGACAAAGAATTCTTAGTCATGGACATGGACTAAGTAAAGATG